TGGGTTAACAACAAGTGATACAGTTGGTATTGACACTGGTGGATTAGTATTTAAGTGTTCTAAAGATGATTTCTTTGGTAATCATCCATATCCAAGAGGACTATCAATCACAAGCAATCCAAATGGAGATCCTATTGCTGGTATACAAACAGCAATCAGAGAAGTAACCACAAATACTATCACTATTTTTGTTGGACAAGGTGGTGGAGGTGGAACTGGTGCAAATATAACTGCAACAGTTGGAGTAGGTGGAACTCTTGCATTTAATATTGTTTCTGCTGGTACAAGTTATGTTAATCCAGCATTGATAGTACCCGAACCAACATATGAAAATCTTGCAGTTGAGGGTGTATCAAGATTGGGCATTGGAGCAACAACTGATACTGGTTCTAACTTATTACTTAATGTAGAAGTTGGTGCATCAAGAACATCAGTTGGTATTGGTTCAACTTTATTTGAGATAAACAAATTTAGTATTAGTAGACCTGGTCATTCATTTAAGGTTGGTGATAAGTTTAGACCAGTTGGTTTAGTTACTGCTTCACATTTAACTTCACCTATACAAGAGTTTGAGTTAGAGGTTCTAGAGATATTCAGAGACAAATTCTCTGCATGGCAATTTGGTGAAATTGACTTTATTGATAGTATCGCTAATCTACAAGATGGTAAAAAGGTTAGATTCCCATTATTCTTTAATGGACAGATATTAAGTTTTGAGAAAGATTTATCTAATGCTACATCACTATTAATAGATTTAGATGCAGTTCTCTTGATATTTGTTAATGGTGTATTACAGAAACCTAAAGAATCATATCAATTTGAGGGTGGATCCACATTTACATTCTCAGAACCACCTGATTCTGGTGATAAAGTAGATATTTTCTTCTACAAGGGGCAAGATGGTGTTGATGTGATTATTGGTGATATTCAGGAAACTGTTAAGACTGGTGACGAATTTAGAGTTCTTAAGAGTGAAATATCAGGTATTACAACATCACAAGAGAGTAACAGAATAGTTAAGCAAATATTAGGTGCAGATTTAGTTGAAACTGATATCTACACAGGATTAGGTGTTGATGAGACTAATAATAAACCTGTTAGATGGGAGAAACAAAAAGTTGATATAATTCTGAATGGAGAGGTTATTGATAAAACAAGATCATCTATTGAACCTCAAATTTATCCAACTGCAAAAATTATTGGTGATTTATCAGTAACAAGTGGAAAAGGGACTGGAACAAATGATGGTATATTTGTTGATGATGCAACTTCATTCCACTATGAGAAAGAAAGGTATAGTCAATCTGGTGACAGTAAAGTTGATGCTCTAATTTCTTCTGGAAAGGTAAATGTTGGTGCTTCTGTTACTGCTACAGTTTCTGCTGCTGGAACAATTTCTGCGTTAACAATTACAAGTGCAGGTTCAGGTTACTCTGGTAATCTCAATATTAAAATATCACCACCAGTTGGTGTTGGATCAACTGCAATTGCAACTGCAACTGTTTCCAGTGGTTCAGTAACATCTACAACTATTACAAATGCAGGTTCAGGATATACATTTACAAATCCACCTCAAACGATAATAGCATTACCTTCATTCCAGACTGAAAAAATAAACACCATTGAAAATGTACAGGGATACACTGGTATCATTACTGGAATACAAAAAACCACAAGATCAGGTGGTGGTCCTGCACTTAAATTCTTCTTTAACTCAGTTAATGAAAATGCTAGTGGTGTGAGAGTAAATGTTTCCGCTAATACATTGCAACCTGGATATCCAATTTTAGTTTCTGGTACAAAAGTTGGAAATGGACTTACATCAATAAATGGTGTAAATGCCTCAGTTGTCGGGATAGGAACCACTTTTGTGGATAACATTTATATTGTTAAAACAGTAACAACAAACGGGTCAATGGGCGAAATTGTATGTGATGTTCATACAAATAGTAATTCTTCAGTTACAGGAATAAACACTGTTGGATTCCATTCAACTGGTCAGGCAGGTATGACAACTTCTCTTGGTTTAATTAATTGGGGAAGATTATATGGTGCTAATTTAGTTCGCTCATCAAATCCAATATCAATCGGAGTTACTGGTTTGACTGTTGATGCAGGTTTATCAACCTTCCCAACTATTCAACGTAAAAACTATGTTAATACCTCTGTAAGAGGATTAAGATCAACTGGGTCGATAAGAGTATTTGGACTTTGATTATGGAACCCCTTATAAATAAAAAGAAAAGTTAAGATTCGATGCCAGCAATAGTTACTGATCAGTTTAGAATTCTGAACGCAAATAATTTTGTAGAGTCAGTCGAAAATACTAATAATTCATACTATGTTTTTATAGGACTGTCTAATCCTACAGGAGCACCAACTCTTGCTGGATATGGTAGAACATCTGATTGGAATACTAGTAGTAGCACACCTGCTCCTACAGATAGTTTTTCCTATCGTGCTCACTCTGGTGACACAATGATGTTTGGTAAAAAGATTTCATCAGCAAATATAAGAAGAATTATAAGAAGAGTAGACTGGACTTCAGGATCAAGATATGAAATTTATAGAGATGATTATAGTGCAACAAACCAAAGTCCATTAACACAGGCAAATAGATTATATGATGCAAATTATTATGTGCTAAATTCTGACTTTAAAGTTTATGTCTGTATTGATAATGGTTCCTCTGGCACTAATGTTTTAGGAAATATATCTCAAGATGAACCTACATTTACAGATTTAGAACCATCAAAAGCTGGAAACAGTGGTGATGGTTATGTTTGGAAATATCTATTCACAGTATCACCTAGTGATATTATCAAATTCGATTCTACTGAATACATTACTGTACCAAATGATTGGTCAACAAGCACAGATTCTCAAATAAGAGCAGTCAGAGAGAATGGTAACTCTGATATTAACTTAAATCAAATTAAACATGTTTATATTGAAAATGCTGGAACTGGATACGCTAATGGATTGGGTCAAGAAGTTGATATAATTGGTGATGGAACAGGAGCAAAGGCAAGAGTTGACGTTGTAAATGGTAAAATAACTGATGTTACTGTAAGTGCTGGAGGAAAAGGTTACAGTTACGGTCTTGTTGATTTAGGAACACTTAATAGTAATGTATCTGCTACAGGTAGAGCAAAACTTATACCTATTATTCCACCTGGTTTAGGACATGGTTCAGATGTTTATTCTGAATTAGGGACTGATAAGGTTATAATTTATGCGAGATTTGATGATTCTACTAAAGATTTTCCTTTAGATACTAAATTTGCACAAGTTGGTGTTGTTAAAAATCCAACAAAAGTTGGCACAAGTCTTATATACACTGATACAACATTTTCATCATTACAAGCCTTTAAATTTTCTACAATTAGTAATACCACCACTCCTATTGTAGGTGAAGAAATAAGTCAAGTTTTAACAGTTTCTCCTAACGTTGGTAAGGTAGCAACTGGTTTTATAGCATCATATGATAAAGAAACTAAGGTGATGAAATATTTCAGAGACCGTTCTCTACATTTTAATAGAACGACTTACGATCATACAGATTATACTGGGATATCAACAACTGGTAGAATATATCAGTTTGAGTCATCAAATACAGCGAATGATATTGAAGCTAAATCATCTGGATTTTCAGGTTCAATTGATACATCATTTTCTAAGGGAACAGATAATCCAACTGGTAATAAATTAATTAATTTAGGAGTTAATTTCAATGCAGGGTTGTCTGAATCTGAGATAAATAAAGGGTCAGGTGAAATAGTCTATCTGGACAACAGACCTGAGATTGTGAGAAACTCTCGCCAAAAGGAAGACATTAAAATCATACTCGAATTCTAACAATGCCACAAAAGACTAATTTAAATATCAATCCTTATTATGATGATTTTGATAAGGCGAAAAATTTCTATAAGATTTTATTTCGACCAGGTCATCCAGTTCAAGCAAGAGAATTAACTGGATTACAGTCAATTTTACAAAATCAAGTTGAATCCTTTGGTAAGCATATCTTCAAAGAAGGTTCGATGGTCATTCCTGGTGGTGTGGAATATGATGCATCTTACTTCTCTGTAAAAATTAATCCTACTCATCTGGGAATCGACGTATCAGTATACTTAAATGAGATTATATCAAATAATAGTGGAAAGGGAACAAGAGTAAGAGGTCAAACTTCAGGAATTGTTGGAACAATAAAGAATTTTATATTACCTCCTACAGAAGGTGTTGATGAAATAACAATATTTGTAAAGTATAATCAATCAGGAACTGATGGTGAGAGTGTCGCTTTCCCTAATGGTGAAGTGCTCATATTGGAAGAGAATTTGACCTATGGTAATACTACATTAAACACAAATGACACAATTTTAACGTTAGTTGCTGAAAACGCTGCAGCAACTGGTTCTGCGTTTGGTGTAAGTAAAGGTGTATATTTTATGAGAGGAGTGTTTGTTGACGTTCCTACATCTCTTATTATCTTAGAACCT